AGACCCAAAAGGCTTGGCAAGGCCGAGACTCCCAAGCCCGTATCAATCCTAGATCAGAACTTCGCTTACACATCATCAGCAAGCACAGACCTGAGAGCCAAGTTCAAAGCATTGGGATTCAAAACCCCGAAGGTAAAAAAAGTTAAGTAAATGTTACTGCTTAATTTTTAAGCACCTATTATAAGTTTTATATAGAGATAAATAGATAGTCGATAGTTCTTTGTATAAAGAACTATTCATTGTATTTATATATATCAAGAACCATGCCAGATCAAAGTTATCCACAGGTTATCCACAGATAGATGGTTCCTATTGCTATCTGCAAACCCATAATTATTATTCATAGACAATAATCTGATAATCAATTACATTGCGTTTGCATCATCTTTTTTAATTACAACTTAGGAGGAAACATGAAGTATCTATTCGCTTTGTGGTTAGCTGTTACTGCCCCACTTGTGTACGCATCTTGCACGTACAACACCTATTGCGATCAAGGACGTTGCGTCACTTGTACAACTTGCTGTTACGGTAATAGCTGCAATACAAACTGCTACTAACTAGACAACCCTAAAGGGAGATTAGGAATGACATATTTAAAAGACATCAAGCTGTGCGTAGATTGTTCTTTCTACGGTACACCACACAATCAGCGTGACCGCTGCATAAACCCCAAGCTAACCAGTATTGACCTAGTGACAGGCAAGGAAGAATACCCCTATTGCTATTCAGAAAGACGCACACAATTGCCTAACCATTGTGGCGAGAAAGCAATCTTCTTTCATGCTGACGTTGATGCCGAACGTACCCGCATGGAGCGTTTAAACGAGCTTGAGGAGGCCATGCGTGAAGCCCCTACCCTTTAGCCAAGATGACGTTAATCGTGCCATAGACAGGCTGACAGCGGTTCTGGAAGATGAATTCGCTAATGACTTCTCTGCATGGGGATCAGCAACTCTGATACTGCTTTGCTCAATCATAGATATGACAGGGGCAGACAGGCAGGAGATTGCTGAACTTATCTCAAAACAACCAAACTACGGGGATTTGCAATGACTGAAAAAGACATTGTGCGATTAGCAGAAGAAGCAGAGTTATGGCTGCATACCGATAGAAAGTATGAAGCCGTAGAGAAGTTTGCAAAGCTAGTTGCAGCAGAAGAACGTGAAGCTTGTGCTGTTATTGCGTTCAATGCCAAAACATACATAGAAGCAGCCGAGGCTATTCGCGCAAGGGGGCAGGATGACTGACAAACAATGGGCAACGGGAAAAGGTGAAGCAGGTAGAGACACTCACGTTTGGCCTTTGAATGATCTCCGTAAACACGATCTTACTAAAGATTGCTGGTGCGACCCTCGAAAAGACTACGAGGAATTTGACCTGTATATACACCGCTCAATGGATAAACGAGAGTTATATGAGCAAGGAAGGAAGATGTCATGACTGACAGAGAGCTATTACAAAAAGCGCTTGATGCTATTCACCTATGGCATTGGACAAGTGAAACACATTTACTTATGCCAGCTCACGACGCTCTAAGAGACAGATTAGCGCAGCCTGAACCGGAGCCAGTAGCGTGGGGTGTAGACGAAGGCGAAGGTAGGTGCATTAGCTTGCACGATTTGTACTTTGTGAAAGAAGACGCAGATCATATGGCAGAGTTAAAAGGCACACACGCAAAAGTAGTCGCGCTCTACACAGCACCGCCAAAGAAAGAATGGGTAGGGCTGACGGATAAAGAGATTGAAGACTGCTTAGAAATGAGTATTCAAGGAACGTGCCGCGCCATCGAAGCCAAACTAAAGGACAACAATTATGACAATGATTGAGAAGGCATTGGCAGTCATTGGGGTGATTATATGTATTAGCGGAGTACAAATGGCTGCGGTTAATCACGAATGTCAAACCAAAGGCGAATTTAAAACACCGTGGTGGTCGGGCAGTGAAAAAAACTATTCTTGCAAGGAGATTAACAATGGTTAGTTTAAAAGAAGATTTAGATAATTTGTTTAATGCCGTACTAGCTGACACTGAAGCACTAGAGGACGCAAAAATGACGTTAGAAGTCATTAAGAAAACACAGCCAGATGTGTACGATGAAATCATTGATTCGTCCATTGCTTTGATTGATAAAGCATTGAGCAATTCTATTATGAGTACCATCGCAAACATTCTTGATGATGAAAATTGGTTCATAACTAAGGATAAAAATTATGACTAGCACAAACACAGATGATTTTGCACCAGAGATACGTAATGCAGCATGGTGGTCAGGGGATTCCAGACTAGCTGCTAACGGTAGGGCAGCAGATGCCATTCTTGTTAAGCAGGGAAAGAAGGAGCCGCCTGATCTATCTGAAGTGGAAGAAGTCCAGATGGGTAAAGTGATGGAGCCAACCATTGCTAGACTATTCCAAGACAAGCATAGGATTGAACTGAAGGATGCTGACTATGTTCTATCGCATAAGACTGAGCCGTGGCTTAAAAGTCATTTTGACTACATCTCAGCAGATGGACGAATACTCGTTGAATGATGGCAAAGTTTTGGGGAATTGTCGTATCTAATGCCGAGCCGCAAGCTAGTGATGTTGAGTCCACCAAACTTATCTGGCCTATTTCGAGTGAGGAAACGGCAACTGCAACTGGTGCGGTGGAACAGGCTTGTATTGTTCTTCAAGAGTACAAGGCACGCATCAAACAGCTTGAGACAGAAGCGGAGAAGGTTGAGGTTGCGATTAGGGAATATATGGGTGCGAAAGGTTCGCTCGTTAGCGTGGCTGGAGAGACGCTTGTAACGTGGCGCAACAGTAAGCCAAGCATGAAGTTTTCAAGCGAGTTGTTTAAACAAGCTATGCCAGACGTTTATCAAAAGTTTGTAGTTGAAGTAAATGGTTCACGTAGGTTCTTACTTAAATAATAGGGGATGAGATGAGTAACTTAGTTCCGTACCAAGATATAGAAAAGATGGCAGTAGCAGTTGCCAAGTCTGGACTATTCAACGTCAAGACAGCAGAGGAAGCTATGGCTTTGATGCTAGTAGCACAGGCAGAAGGTTCTCACCCTGCTATAGCTGCGCGTGACTATCACGTTATCCAAGGGCGACCAGCCTTGAAAGCAGACGCAATGATGGCTAGGTTCCAGCAAGCGGGTGGGAAAGTGGAATGGAAGGAGTACACAGATGAGCGAGTTACTGGTGTTTTTAGTCATCCCGCTGGTGGGTCTTTGTCTGTCACTTGGACTATCGAGATGGGCAAGAATATCGGCTTGGTTAAACCGGGTTCTGGATGGCACAAATATCCTAGAGCTATGCTCAGAGCGCGTTGCATCTCAGAAGGTATCCGATCCGTATATCCCGGCTGTGTCGCAGGTGTTTACACGCCAGAGGAAGTACAGGACATGGAGCCGCCAAAGCAAACTCAGGAAGTCAATATGGGCAAAGCGGAAGTCGTTGTTGAGGAAATAAATAAAGCGAAAGAGAGAAAAGAAGGTGAGACTTTTTTGCCTCTCTACGTGCCGGGGATGGACGAGCCGTTCAGCGAATCCACGGATTTAGCAGAATGGGAGATTTCCTTTCACGACATGGTTCACAAAATAAAGGCAAGCCAAAAGCTTAGCAGTGATACCAAACGCGAAAAGCTAAAGATGCTTAAAGATGCAAACGGTGAAGTGATAGACAAACTAGATGCGCCTACCAAAATGAAAGTAATGGCGGCTGCTAATTCGTTGGAGGAAGTATGAAGAACCATAATGAAAGACCGGGTAAGGGCGTTCTGTTTACGAACGACAAGCGCAAGACAGATACACAACCTCACTTAAAAGGTGGCTTTACTGCTGACAGAGATATTAAACAAGGTGAGTGGGTCAAGCTTGCAGGGTGGCGTAAACCTACTCCAGTAGGTGAGCTTATATCTTTAGCGCAGGATAACTTCATGCCTGATCCTAGCTACAAGAAACCTACTGAGGGCAGCACAGTAAGAGAGTACAGCCCACACAGAGATGATGAGATTCCTTTCTGATGGCTGCTAGTCGCTCACCCACACAGCGAAGCCTTGAGTATCTTAGGGAGCAAGGCTATCACTGCGAGATTGTAGAGAAGTGGAATAGCTTTACTAAACAGAGGAAGGACTTGTGGGGGTGGTGCGACATTCTCGCTATACGTAAGGATGAAGTTCTAGCGGTACAGGTAACGGCTTCTGCTGTTGCTGACCGCATAAAGAAAATTCAAGATTCAACCACGGTTGCGCTAGTCAGAGATGCCGGAATAAGAATTGAAGTACATGGACACAGAAAGAATTCTAAGGGAAAATACGTGATGCGTATTGAAGACATCTCTTAGGAGGAGCTATGGAAACTTGGGTGAAAGTTTACGGATTTGAAAACTATGAAGTATCAAACATTGGAAATGTTAGACGCATATCTCACATTGCAAAACATGCAAGATATGGCGATAGGAAACTATCCGAAAGAATGCTTAATCCAAGAAGAAATGGCGATGGCTATTGGCGCGTAAGAATAGGCAAGAAATTTAAGTTTGTTCATGTACTTGTTCTTGAGTCTTTTGTTTGCCCTAGACCAGATGGAATGCAGGTGTGTCACAACAATGGGAAACCTGATGACAATAGATTAGAAAACCTTCGATGGGATACACCAAGAAACAACGTGCTTGATAGAAAAGCTCACGGAACATATCAGTGGGGAGCAAACAATCCCATGAGTAATTCTTGGAGAGAAAAACGAGCCAACATAAAAGGGGAAGTTTTATGAATGCTGCAAAGTTTGATAAGTCTGAACGATTACAGAAAGTCGCAAATCTTTTGGGGCGGGGAGGGGAATACACAACGCTAGATATTATTCAGAAGGCAGGAGTGTGTGCAGTTAATAGCATTATTTCAGAACTCAGAGCTAACGGTTACAGCATTGACTGTCAGCGCAGAGCAGATAAATGGTTTTACAGGATGAACAAATGAAAAAAATATTCATAGCTACACCTATGTATGGTGGACAGTGTTTCGGTTTTTACGCACAAAGCTTGCTGCAACTGAATAACCTGCTAAGAGACAACAACTTACAAAGCATGATGTCATTCATGTTCAATGAAAGTTTGATTACTCGCGGCAGGAATGCTCTAGCGCATGGCTTTATGAAGTCAGACGCAACGCATTTGATGTTTATAGATGCAGACATTCAGTTCAACCCTGCTGACTTCTTGAAGATGATGGAGTCAGACAAGGATGTTATCTGCGGTATCTATCCTAAGAAAGAAATCAATTGGGCAGGAGTACGCAAGGCAATAGAGTCTGGTGTGCCTGACAATCAGTTGAAGTATCACACAGGTTCTTTCGTGGTGAATCTTAAGAACTACGAGGGTGAAGTAACGGTTCCAGTAAATGAGCCAGTGGAAATTTGGAATGGTGGCACAGGATTCATGCTGATTAAGCGCGAAGTGTTTGAAAAGCTAAAGCCTATCGTTCCTTGGTACGTTAATGACGTTACTGATCTGTCTGGAAATATGGGGGCAGAACAGATTAGCCAATACTTTACAGAGAGTATTGAGCCAGAGACTAAACGCTTGCTGTCAGAGGATTACCACTTCTGTAAGACATGGAGAGATAACGGTGGCGAGATATATGCAGCACCGTGGGTAGGTTTGACGCATATAGGAACCTACGCATTTGATGGAAAACTTATTCCAGCGCCATAAGGAGACAGCATGACTGAAGAAAAATACATACAAAGACCAGACTTTGCTTTGTTCGATTACATCATGGAAACAAACAACCTAAAGAATGATGCGAGGCTTTATGAATTCTTTGATAAAAAGATAAGTAAGCCAGACATTAGCAGGTATCGTCATGGCAAAAAGAAGATCAGTGCTGGTCACATTCTCGTTATTCATGAGAAGTTAGGTATGCCAGTTGCAGAGATACGTAGCTTGTTGGCGCAACCATAACTATGGAAGCGTTCACCATTATTACGTTTATTGGTGGCTTATTGGTAGGCGCTGGTATTGCTACAGCGCTTATCTTTTGCTTTTTCTACTGGCTGTTTTCGCGGAGCGAATAAATGCTTGAGCCGTGGGAGCGCCTTTGCTTCCCGGCTTTCTCATTCTCTCACCGCTACCTGCTTTGATTCTAGCTTGCTTGGCGTGGATGTTGGCATATAGTCCGGTCTTCATTTTATTCCTAAATATTGTTTTACACGATCAAGGATCATCAACTGTTGAGGGTTGTAAAGCTCAGCAGCATTATCACCAAACTGATTAAACGTGTATCCCCTAAACAACTCAGGCAAACCAGTTTGCTTATACCAAAGATCATAAGGTCTAGTTTCTCCAAACTGTTCCCTATGAAACTGATACCTTCTTTGCATCATCTCAGGGTCAATAGATTTATCAAACTGACCGTAATACTTTTGCAGTTCAGGATCAGACTGCACACCGTAGTGAGATACGTAATCACCAAGAATATCTATAGGACGCACATCAGAACGAAATACCTCCATGCCTACTCTACCCATAGGCAATTCTTTTGGGCGCGGC